CTCCACGAGTTGACCAGTCATTTAAATATTTCCAGTCAGTTTTGTAAAAGTCATAAGATCCTCTACGGTATCCTGTAAATCCTAGATTAAGAGCCATATCAGCGCTATTGTTAAATACACCATAAGATGTACCATGAGCGTGGTTAGCTGTTCCAGCATATGCACCATTTTGCATAGCAAGAATGTCATCAATTTCTAAAGAAAGTTCACGATTTAAGAAAAGCATGTTTTCTTCAATTGCTCCTTGCTTATCTAATTGCTGAAGAACTGCATCAAAATCTGTTAATGCACCACCACCTGCTTGAGCAGCTGCTTGAGCACCAAATCCTGTGTAAACATTTCCACGTGCTTCTAGAGCAGCGAAGAAACCTTCAGTACCTTTAGCATTTTGATTGTTTCCTGCAACAGTAATAGAACTAGAACCTGCAGTATAGCCTAAGGCTATTCCGTTAGCACCAGCTTGTCCGCCTGTTTTAAGAACACCTTCAACCATTGACATCTCTAAATAATCTTCCCAACGAAGTCTTACTTCATGTTCTGCTTTCATGTACCATAAATATCCATTAGCTCCATTTTCAGAAGTAACTTCAATCCATCCAATCTGAGCTGTGTCAGATCCATTGATAGCATAATTATCTTTTAAAATAATTGGTGAATTATTAAACGTAGCATAGCTAGGGTTTAAAGACTCTGTAAAAGTTCCAGTACCTTTAGCAAATTCATTACCATACGCTACGGCTGTAACTCTTTCAGCTATTAGTATTCCACCATGAGCTTCATAAGTTTTAATTTGAAAGTTTTGTCCAGTAACTACTGTAACAACACCTTTAATAACCTCGCCTGCTCCACCTAGTGCAGAAGTTGCATTAGTTTGAACTTGTACCATAACTGTTGCACCAACTCTAAAGTTTACAGGCTCAGTTTTATCTATAGTTGTTCCTGTGCTTCTTGGTTGTGCATTTGGAACACTAAAGTTAAGTGCCGTACCTGAAACTCCCGCTGCAATAGCCCCTGGAGTAGCGTTAGTTGGCATAGTCCCATTGTTACTTAAAGGAATTACATTAGCATAACGAGTATGTAAACGCCCTTGTTCTGTCCAGATAATTTGATCTGAAGTTGATGGCATCTCTGCCGATACCATACGTAAGAAAGATCCAATAGAACGATTTCCGTAACGTTCTACTTCTTTTTCATATACATCTGGTAAAAATTGTTGTCCCCATTGTTCAAAGCCTGTTGCTTGAAAATCTATATAGTTTCCCGAGTACATTGTTTTCGACTGCGTTGGTTGTAACGCTGCCGGTATTCCTGCTGTAAAAGCCATTTGTTTTGATTTTAAAAATTATTATTTATTCCATTTTACTCGCAATTTAGAAGAATCATTACCAGAAACAACTTTAATTTTTTGACCATTGGTATTAACAATGCTTGTATTATCTGCCCTTGGTGACATATCAATGTTTTTAGATAATTTAGCTGATTCACGTATGGCGTCGGCACGGCCTTGCTCATAAAAATGATTAGCTATTTTATCTGCATTGCGTCCAGCAAATAAAGCTTTGTGATATCCCCTAGCATCTGCTACGGTACCATCTTTTCCAATGTAGTCGTTTGCAAAATTTTTAATATCAGATTGATAATTTTTCACTTTATCTTTATCTTCTACTTTAAACCTATATTTGTTTTTTCCTACGCTAAAATCAAAACCTTTGAAATCGTCAGAAAAAACATCATCAGTTTTATTTAAAAAATCTTTTTGAAGTGTTTTGCTTTCTTTTATTAAATCTTGTTGTTCATTATAATAATCAAAAGCCTCTTTATATTCTGGAGCTATATCGTTTTGCTTTCTTAACTTAAGATCAGCATAATATTTTTCCTTACTACTTGTAAAGTGGTTTTGAGCATTAAATAGTTCTTCTTTAAAAGCTAATTGCTTAGCTTTAACATCTGACGGATCGTACGTCTCTGCATCATATCCAAAGTTTTTATTGAGTATAAAATCAATATCACTTGAATCTAAATGCGGTTTTGTTTTATTATAATATTCTCTTAATAAAGATGTGTTATCATATTTTGATATATCTTTATTTAGTTCAACATAGTCTTGTAAAGTACCATTGGTTTCATCCATGAACTTTATTAACTTGTCTATATTTTCCGGTAAAATATTAGGTTCTTCTTTTTCTACAACCTGTTCTTCTATTTTTTTAACCGGCGTGCTTTTAATTTCCTCTTCTTCATTTATTAATTCAAGAGGACCGTTTGATTGTTCTACTTCTTTTTCTTGTGTAGTATTTTCTTCACTGGATTCGACCCGTACTTGGCTGTCCACTTTTTCGCTATCTCCGGTTCGGTCGCCCACAGGAATTTCCTCTGTTTCTCGCTTTTGAATGGCATTGTCTTCTTGTGCTTTAAATTTATCTAAATCAATTTTAACAACGCCATCAACTTCTTTTGGCGAGTATTTTTCGTCTACCTGACCATCAGAAACAGCTTGTTCTAAAACTTTAGATTCTCTTTCTTGAGGCGTTGGAGCTGGGGTGTTGTCTTCTACGACCTTAACTATAACTTGTTCTTGTTCTTGTGTTTGTGTTTGTTCTTCCATGATTATATATAATAAAATATTTTACTTGTTACTTATTTAGGTGAAAATCTTGATAAATCAATGCCTCCTAAAACATCATTACCTTTAGACTCAAAAGATTTAGCCGGCTTGCCACTACTAGGCGGCCCAGATAAACTTGCTGTTGAAGTTTTTATAGAAGCAACATCTCTTTGTGTTTGATTTTGTTGTGCAACTAATTCTTTTTGAGCTTTTAATTCTAATTCTTTTAACTGTACATTTAATTCATATTCAAACTGCATTAATTCTCTTTTTGTTTGAGCTTCAACTTCTAACTTTTTAATTTCAAACTCTATATCAGCTTGTCTATATTGTATTTTAGATTGTGTTTTAATTTGCTCTGCTTGAGCTTTAGCTTCTTCTATTTGAATTTGAGCAGCACCTTGAGCTTCAGCTTGAGCTACGCTAGCTGCTTGAGCTTGCTGCTGATCCATTTGTTGTTTTCTAATTCTTCTAATCTTAAGTAATTGATTAGCAAGTTTTAGATTTTTAACTTCCCTTATGTCTATAGCATCTTCAAGGTTTATGCTGTCTCTAGACAAGGCAACTTGTATATTTGCTTCTAATAAAGATTTTTCTTCTTCATCAGGCATTAATTCTAAAAATATACCAAAATCATGTAAATGCAAATTTTTCATTTCTTCTAATGAACCTACCGAAAATTGTCCTAAAGCGCCTATAAAAGCTTCTTTCGTTGGATGAAATTCTAATACATCTTTAAATCTTAAGCATATTGCTTCAGCTAAAGCTAAAGTTATATACATACTTGAAGATAGTATATGCCTTGTGGCTGTGTTGCTATTAGCTGCCGCTAGTTTTTGAACTCCAACTAAAGCATTTGGATCCGGATCAGAACCATCTCTAGCTTCATTCAAACCAGTAACATCTCTCATCATTTGTATGTACTGATTATAAGCTCCAACTAAAACCTGTATTTGCCCGCCTTGACTTCCTGGCAATTCTTGTATTGGAACTCTTCCTGGATTAGGATCACCTTCAACGGTTAATGATCTACCTATAATAGAACCAGTAGAGAAGTACATGTTTAAAGCTTCCTGAGCATTATAACTTGTGCCATTGCCTAAATCAACTTCAGCTAATCCATCTGCGTCTATAAAGACACCTGAAGGTGTCATTCTTTGTATGGCTTGTTGTAGCTTTAAATGCGTTAATTGAACCAAATCAGCATAAGGTGTCATCTTAGAAACAAGTGATGTTATTTTACCCTTGTATATTCTAGGAGCTGAAACAGTATAATTCATTAAAACCTTGTTGGTGTTGGAAGAAGGGCGAATCATATTTGTAGCTTTTTCCCACTTTAGCATTGTATCTGTTCCTAATACAAAAACTCCTTCGTATACAACTTCTCTTGCTTGCGCAACGCGTTCAAATCTAGTTCTTTTATCTTGCGGTGGATTAAAAGAATCACTTTTAGATATAGCCTTAGACGCTCCCGTTGAGGTTTCTTTTATTTTATATACATTGTTTTCCCAAGTTTTCCAATTAAAATATAAAACAGTAAGTGTATTGTTATTATCAATATCACCACCGCTTGAATTTGCTTGCCAACTGTTATTATACATGTCAACCCAATTTGAACCTTTTTTAGTTAGTTCATATATTTCTTCATCTGGTAAATCTGGAAACTCTTTTTTTAATTCATTTAAAGATATTTTTTTAACTTCACCAAAATAATAACAATTC